CCTTCACTGACTTCTACATCAGCGTCAGGTTGATTCTCTATCTTACTCTTAATGCTTTCAGAGGGCTTAAAGCCTTTCCACATTCGCTTTAGGTTACGAGCTTTGACCGTGAATCTACGCCAATGAGTTTCAATAGAACCATGTGGCCCTTCCTCAAACGCAATGCCTTTCTGCGGAATAGCATTAAAGATAATCGGCATGTCATCGCTTTCATCTTCATCAATTCTCAACGTACCTGTACCAATCAAAAGGTCTAGGGCATGCTCAAAGAACTGTGTACCAAAGTTAGAACGGTTAATGTAATCAAAAACAATCGTTGCTTGCTGTTCTAGGTTAGCTCTAATCTCTTCTTCTGATACATCGTAATCACCAGAGTCTAGCATGTTAAGAACACTTACAGACGGTGCAAAGGTAGCCCAGTTACCCCAGATAGGAGCAATGTTCTCTTGTAGTTTGCTTGCGCCTTGTTGGATAGCTTCGATAGCAGTAGAGTCAAATATCCTGTCCATCTTCTTCTGACCAGTAGCAAAGTCATCAAATAGATTTCTGTTAGGCAGGAAATACTCATAGCAGTCATCAAGAAGATCATGCCATAAAGCCATCTTCTGAAATGCTTGCTGTTCTCTTGTTTTTAAATCTTGTAGCGAGCCTAGTTCTTTTGGCAGTTTCATGTTGTAGCCTATTTTGTTTTAAAGGTAGATGGTGCAGGGCTATTAGGAGAAGACGTTCCACTGTAACCGCCACCGCCACTAGCTGAACCTCTACGGCTACCTCCTGCTCCTCCGTAACTGCCACCAACCATGCTTCCTCTACTCATACCAACAGATGCCTTACCAGCTTTAGCAAGTAGTGAACTAGAGCCTCTTTTACCTCTAGCCCCGGCCTTTAATCTCTTTTCCATCTCTTCGGTTTCTTCATCAATCATACGAGACTGACGAGCTACACCAGCTAACTCTTGTGCTGTTGGTTCGGGGGCTTTAGGTCGCTTCATAAATCCCATTATTGTTTCCTCAGATGTTTTAATAGTTGGTATGGAGTTAAGATAAAAGGATTGTTAATACCTAGTATTTGTTTAGTATGGCCTACACAAGTATTCAGCATAAACAATGACCGTTTACATTCTTTAGGAATATAACTTTTTATCGCATATATGTCGTCGATTATACTCTTTTCGTCTTTAACCGTAAACAAATCAAACCCTTTTGCATTTTTTCCGTACACAATGTAGTCATTTGGTGTAGGTTTTATCAAATAACAGTGTCTAATTCCCTTTTTTAAGAAAAAAGACCACCACCTGTTTTCATCATCCTCAAAGACAACATAGACTTTAGTAGGTGTTTTAGAAGACATTAACTTTTATCTTTGCAGTGTGAGTCTTATCAAACCCACCAGCGCGAGCTAATGCAGAACGACCTTCTCCTTCTCCCTGTAAAGCATATTCTAGGGCTTCTACTGGGTGAGAGTATTCATTCTTATCTGGTTCATCAGTGTATCTTTCGCCTGTAGTCTGTACACGACGATAACAGAAGCCACCCTGTAGACCTTTGCGGATCATAGAGGCTTTAGGCAGGACAATAAATCTAGGCTTACCGTCCATACACATTTCTTTCATAGGGACTTCTAAGGCGGCCCTACGTTTCATAGGATCGTTAGACACTGTAGGTTGACAAGGAATGCCAGCGGCTCGCATAATTTGGAATGGAGTCTCAGAGTTAGATTGGTTCTTGTTGTTACCAGACGGATCTCCCCATCCTTTAAAATGGTGGTTAGGGTACATCTCTTCAATGTATCTTTTTAAACTAGGCGCAAAGTCAACAGCACCAGAGTCAGTTAATACTACTTCGTCAAAGCATACCCATCGACCAATCGAGGTACGTTGTAGGAAGGCACACGCAGGGGTTCGTCCAAAGTCAAAGCCAAGCACAATAGGAGTGTCAGTAGCAGGTTTAAATTCCAAGTGTTGACAGTGGACAGAATCAGTATACATGGGATGGACAGGTTTACCGTTAGATACAAATCCGTATTCATTCGCTAGATTAACCTTAATCCAATCATCAGTCTTTCCTTGTAAGCCCCTACGATAATAACCTTCAGGTAGATTAAAAAGATTCTCAGCTTTTTCGTTTACTATCCAGTTCTCACCGTCTTTAATCACACCACCAGCTTGACGATAGAAAGCCCAATCTTCAGGACGCTCTATCTCTGCTAGTTTAAAATACCAATGGTCTTCATCAGGAGCATTACTATCGCCTATTATTCCATGATGTGTAGGACGCGCACCTTCCTTGTTAGACGGATAGCGACCATGACGTAGATCAAGCATATCAAGGACAGCTTTAGAATGTTCTTTAGTTTCGTTTAACCATACCCATGTAGTCTGGATACCACGCGCTTTTTTAACGTGTTCAGGGCGGTCAAAGGCAATGAATACAATGTCACACTCTACTCGCGTACCATCTTCTAGTTTAAAGCGGATAAAGTGCGTAGGAGGCTCTTTGTTACCTTGTTTGAAATCACCTAACTCTCCATGTATCTCCAACCAATCTTTAATTGTCGTAGAGAACAGTTCGGAATAAGTATTACGAGCGGCAATAATACGAGATAAGCGAACACCATAGTTCTTATGTTGTTTATCTTGGACAGGCTCTTGCTCACACATCAGGTCAAACAATTTTAGAATACACTGAACAGTCTTACCAGAACCTAACGGCCCCATGATGAAAGAATTTCTTTCTCGACAATCGTTAAAATCCTGAAGAACTTGGCCTTGGGCCATTAAGTTGTATTCAATCTGCATTTAATTTCCCGACTTAATTACCTGATTTTATATAACTCTTACCAGAGGAAGATGGCGAATACGACCAATCAATAGCATCGTAATTAGACTTGTATACTGTTCTACTCTCTACTGTAGACTTTCTAGCATGACTACCCTTACCACCATTAGACTCAGGAAAATGTCTATTGCGAGTCTCTTTGTCTAACTTATGAATCAAATTTTTACCATTTGCCACAAATACAATCCTCTTCTAAGCAGGAACACTCTACAGACATCTTCTCGTTAACAAGATATAAGACTTCATTCATCGAATACAAATCCTTATCAATTAAAGCTAAACAAAAGGCTTCTATTAATTCGTAATCGGAATCACTTACTACTTCATCTGTATTTAAACTAATCATTCCCCATCTTCTCCTAACCAATCTCTCATTACAAGTGTTTTTGCTAATTCTAAGTAAAACACCTCCTGTTCACTTGTAAGCGTACTTCCTATCTCTACCCCTACATCGGCCACAGAAATAAGAATAAAGTCCTTAGACGAGCTTATATGAGCTTCTAGGGCATCTCTAATGGCTTGCTTAGGGTCAGGTAACTGTAAAATCATTTAATTTTTTTTCGTGAGGGACATATATACATACACATCGCGCGCCTTCGGAGGGGGGTACCTACTTACACACACATTACACACAGGTTACGCACAGGAGTAGCTACTCAGCTACATCATTAGCCGATCCGTCATATTTCTTACGTTGAATACTGACTGTCAGCCCTGAGTCACCTGTAGTGATCTCTGTGGCCTTGAGCTTAGGTGTAACAAACTCTGCGATCTTACCCCATGCGTGTATGCTTTCCTTCTGGTTCGTGACGCTAGGCTCCTCTAATGCTAACTGGTCTAGTGTTGCGGCCTGCTCTGCCATCTTCATCACCGGATCGAAGTCTTTGCCGTACATTGACTGCAGTCTATTCAGTAAAAAGGCCTTGTTCTTACCTAATGCTCCCTTGGGTCTAGCCATATTATGTAATCCTCTAGTTTTTTAATTACTACCCCATTGATTCAATTGATCATTTTTTAACCAACATGCTCATTATTTGACCAATTATACATCATTTACCCCCTTTATATGCCATTTAGTTCTATTAATCTAAGTTTAAATAAGCATTCAGTATTGACATAACGTTAATTAGGCCTTATTGTAGCTACTCATTCATACACATATAGGTACATACATGACTTCATTAACTAACAATCAATCTTCGGCTCTTGCTGTGTTCCATAGCGCAATAGAAACCAACTCTGACTTTGAATGGGGTGACTACTTTTATATGGACGACCTACTGGATATGCTTACCGATAACGGTTGGGAGCGTAAAGCCGCAGAGGGAACAGTCGGCAGTCTACTGGATTCAACGGGCGCAGACGTTCAGGCTTTCGATGAAGTAGAGAACCCAGACAAAAATGATAGCCTTGAGATGCTTTATGTTGTACACCACGACCACAACTGGGGTGAATAGTAGCTTTATAGAGCCACTTTTCGAGGTGGCTTTATTAAACCAACTAACCAATAGAGAGAGAGATAACCATGACAAACTTAATAGGCGTTGAAGATATAACCAAATACAGTGACCAAGAGTTGAGGTTGCGAGTGTTAAATGACCAATACTTTTATGATCTGATGAAAAATAGAGACTGGCTATATACAGAGGTAGCAGACCAATTCATATACAGCGATCAACAGTTTGCGGAATTAGAAAAAGCCGTTGACGAAATACACGAAAGAGTCTGGCCGCAACCGATACATGTAGGCGGTGGCTTGTACGTTTCCTAGTAGCTTTAACTAATGAGCATTCGATAAGAGTGCTTATTCTTAAACCAACTAAAACCAACAGAGAGAGTATAAAAATGATAGCTAATAAATGTTATATAAGCCCCAAACTCGAAGAGCAATTCGGTTATTCAGTTTACAGAGTAGATAATGATGTAAATGGGAATCCACGTTATGTTATAAAGCATGGAGCTTTTGGAGAGACTTACAGCGAAGCAAAAAAGGTCGCCAATAGCTTAGGCTTTAAAGTTTACCGCGCAAGGTGGTTCGGTGGTGGTTTTGTCTGTTCTTCTTATAATCTTGAGAATACTATCGAGCAAATAATCGACGTTCGCAGTGAGGTGACAGCATGAAAATCGACACATTAGAAAAACTAGAGATATTAATGTTTGGCCTAAATGCTGGGCGAGGTTTGGAAATTCAAATAGAATCTGGAGCAGAAGGCGCTTTGTTCTTAGGTGACTTTGACGGTTTAGGTTTCCGTATCGATAGTGGCGGCAAAATAAAAGAGTGGATAAACACAGGTCAAGAACGCGACTTGTGGATTCTGGAAGGTTGTCTTTCTAGCTCTATAAAAGAAGCTAAAGACTGGTTTAAACACATACAAGAAATGAACGAGGTGACAGTATGAGCAACCATGAACAGTTAGGCGATCAATTACAGGCGTTTTACTTAGATTATGTTAATAACTACCTAACAGTAGCTAGAATAGCAGAGCATAACGGTTTAACGGAACACCACGCGGCCACATTGGTTGATATGGGGCGCAAAATCCACAACATCCGCGTTGATGCGTGGAACTACTGCCAAAATGAGGTGACACAATGAGAATCAGTAACAACAGACTAGCCGCAGAGAATAGAGCCAAACGCTATTTAAACAGCAAACAAGCAGAAAGGCAGAATATGGAGCGTAAAAAAATGGACAATTTCATGTGTTTCTTTTCAGGTTTGGCCATAGCATTTATTATTGGTTGCGGCTATGAAATTTATATTATGGGGGCGTTGTAATGTATACGGACACATGCCC